AATTCCATACTCAATGTTTGCAATACGGGCTTTTAGCGTTGCCCAAGTTTGTGTGGTTTTATCAAGAGTTCCTACCCAACCACCACTTACCTGTGGGTCTGTTCCAATCGTTGCTTGTAGGGCACGAACTTCATCTTGCAGAGCGTTAACGTGGTCTGCTAATACGAGGTCGGTAAAATCAACCTTAGTAGTAAAACCTTTGACACCTGAAGGATACGAAGCGGGCATAATTATTCTCCTAAACGACTAAGGTCAATTTTGACGTTAAACAAGGGCTTTGACTCACTAAACTAGGTATTAATGCCTAGGCAGGATGGCTATGGCTAATACTTGCTTTTTGAGTTATTTGAGACTCTAAGGCAACAATCCGTGTTTCGTGGTCTTTTAAGGCAGCAGCCATGGCTAATAAAGTGGCAACTAAGTCAATCTCTGTAGTCCCGTTGGCTGTACGTTCTGTTTTAAAATAAGGTGTTAATCCTGTTAAAGAAACGGAGTCTGACAAAACTTTAACGTTTACTCGTTTTCCATTTTTTGGTTTTCCAAAGTTACCGCTCCAAATTGGATAGCCTGGGTCTCCACCTTCAAAAGCAATCCAAACACCTTCCCCAACATCAGGGACCTGTGTTTTAAGACTTGACGTTTCTAAAGGCCATGCCCAGTTTAATTCTGCATCTCCAAATAGTTGAGGAACCTTACACTTGATTCTTCTATGACCATCAGTATCTTTATTTTTAGTAACGATACCTCGATAAGTTCCTGTGTACTCGTTATTCATTAGAGAACCTCAAGCACTATATCTGGTTCTGCAAATGTAAATATTTCATTTGGCAAAGCAGTAATTGAGGCTAAACTTGGAGTTCCACCTGTTTTGTAAAGAAAACGACATTTAGCAAACTTTACGCCTTCAACAGTTTGAAGAAGAGACTCGACATTCTGAACTGTCAACTCTTGACCAAAATCTACAAAGTTATAGGAGTAGTTCTCAACAATTGCTGCTTTTATTGCTTTTTCAACAACAGTCTGACTAAATTCTGGTTTTCTGGTGTATTGAAGATTCATTGTTACTGGAATATACACTGGTTTAAAAACGCTAAGAGTTGTTCCAACAAGCATCTTACTTGCTAAAAAGTTTTCTATGTCTGTTTTTAATAGGTTCCATTCAAGAGTTGCTGTCGCAACATTGCTTATGATTTCAACTCCAGGAGTTGCATCAAAGTCAGCAAAATCACGATAAGGAGCAACATACAAAGTTACTGCAGTTGCAGAAGTTCCCACTGCTTTTGCTTTCCCACAGTTTTCTACGGACAGGGCTAGATTTTCAAAATCATCTAGAGTTACTGCTCTACTTTGAGTACGTAAATACAAAGGAGCAGCAATACGAATTGCTTCATTTGATTCTGGCTCGTTACCGCCATAAGCACCCTTGGTATTTCCTACGTCTATTACTCCGTTTAATGCAGAAACTTGTGTTTGTGAAAGACCAGGAACTCTGGCAATATCAATCAAAGTTCCACTTGGAATATTGCCTGAAATTCCCCCACCAACAATAAACTTTGCTCTAATTGCTGACTGGTATGTAGGGATTGCTCCTGAGATACCGTCTCCAAATAATACGATTACTTCATTATCAGCAGTTAAACGTGTTGTAAAAACAGCATCATTTGCACTAAAGTCAATTAAGTGGCTTACTCTTTCCCACTTTTTCCAAGCAGTTCCGCCTTGAACATATATCTCCACACTATTAGTTACAACTGGGAATTCTTCAATGACAAATGATTGCGATGGTTCAGCATCTGATGTCCCCAGTAAAACACCGTAAACGTCATTTGCTTCAACGGTATTTAACTCACCTTGATAAGCCAATACCGTTGCTTCACCTCTTGCTTGATTAGCAAAGGGAGGAACAACAATACTTTCTGTAGTTGTAAAAACAACGGTATCCACAGTGTCGTTAGATATAACTTCACCAGATACCCTAGTTTCTGCTGGAATGGTTACAGCAGAACCAGAGTTATTATAAAAAGTTACGTCAACTAATGCGTTTTTGTAACCAGAAGGAATATAACCATACGTTTCTGCAATTGCTAAAATACTTTCACGTTGAGTGGCAGTTGACAAAAATGACTCATTAGCAACACGGTCAATATAGTAGTTTGCGACATCGCCTAGATACGCAAATGCTTCTGCTAAAACTACTCCAAAGTCACTGTTGTCCGCCCCGTTCCACTCAGGAATTCTTTCTTTAATGCGAGCAACTAACTCTTCACGAAGGGCTTCGTAGTCTCTGCTTGTGTAGTCAATGGTTACTGGGATTTCATTAATTGCCATTAGATGTTCTCCTGATACTGAGGTTGTTTGTTGCCAATACTGACAAGAGCAATGACAGTACTTTCTTCTTTATCGTTTGGTAATGAGTAGGTAATTATAACTTTAAGGGACCCGTTTGCATCATCGTGCTCAAAAGAAGTTTCTAAAAGAGTTAGCAAAGGTAGGTAAGCGATAAAAGCCTGTTGAATCTCAGACTCCATATCCCCTTGGATACCACTTAATCCGTTTAACCATTGATTAGCAATGTTCGTCCCAAAGTTTGGGCGGTTAACTCTTTCACCAAACATGGTACCGATTACAGAGGTAATTCTGTCAGCCCAAATTTTGCTAGGGTCAACTGTTGACGCAACATTACCGTAACTATCTAAGCGCATTGGAAAACTTATAGCAGTTTCGTAAGTCATTCTTATCTCCATTTCCCAGTCGAGGTTGTTGCTTTCCCTTTATTGCTAATTAATACTAAAGGCTTATTATATGAAGGTTTTTTTGTTGCGGTTTGATATTTTAGTTTAGCCTGTAGGTTCACACTTGGAGAATCAGATTGCGTGTTTGTTTTAGATTGTTGTCTAAAATTTTGGTCTTTACCGTCACTAAGCAAAGTTCCCTTGCACTGGTACACACCATTAACATTTATGTAGTGAGTTACTTTGTGAACTAACCAATACCCGTCTGCATCTCCTAAAATTCCGCGAACTTCTACCAGTGCATTTGGAAATATTCTAGGGTCACCTTGGCTTTTAAAAGTAGCAGGAATATTAAATCTTGCTTTAGCAGCCTTTGCTTTAGCAATAGACTGTGAAACTTCTGCTGTGTTTACTACTATGTTAGTTAACTCTTGGTTAAAAATAGGTTCAGGCTTAGACTTTCTGACTTGTCGGTTACTTTTTGGAGACTCTGTGCTTGTAAAAGACAACGCTTTAATTGGGTCAACACCCCTAGTAATTTTTATAGAGTTGTTAGGTAAATCAGGGCTTTCTAAGTACTCGCCGTATAGGGGGGTAAACCTATCTAATGTCTGCTCTTCAAAACTAGAAAATTTTGGCATAAAAGTTTGTTCTTGATACAAAATAGGCATTCCACCAATTGAATCTGAAACAATTTCATCAATTGTTCTAAAAAGAATAGTCTTGTCTTTTACAGAAATAGTGTACCCACTATCTGCTGCTAATCTTTGTAAAAACTCCCAATCACTTTCTCCTTGTTGTGTAATTTGAGAGTAGCGAACAGGGTGACCACTAACTGCTGCTTTTAAACCATTTCTTTTTGCAACAATTGAGACCACCTCACTAATTGTTTTGTTTATTAAAACACCAGACCTTGATTGTTTCATTGGAAAAGTTAGGCCAAGACAGACAATTTCAACTTCTTTGCTAGATTGAGCAGCATGGCTTCTCTGAATACCGTATACAACACCGTAAAAAGTTCCTTTAATTTTATTAGAGGTTTGCCACTTTACAATTACTGGTGATTGAGTTTTTAGCCCTTTTAACATCGCCAAGTTAAAATTAGTAAACTCAATACTAAGCACATCGTGGGTGTTAACTCTTTGTTCTAAGGTAATGTTGTCAGCAGTAAAACCAAAGGTTGGATAATCAGGAAACTCAACAGTAAAAGAGTTGTGTTCACGGGAAGAGTATTTTTGGTTAGAGGACATGAACTGGAATCCTCAACTGTTGACCTGGAACTAGTTCAAAAGGATTGTGGATGTCATCGTTATAATCCATGATAACCCACCAAAGACGAGAGTCACCTAAAAACTTACTTGCCAAAACGTCTAACCTGTCGCCTTCTACCCAAGAGTAGTAAAAAACGCCAGAAACATTATTAGGAAAAATGCGGTAAACCCCAAGTTCAAAACTTGACTTGACGGGGTGATAGCCTTTTAATAAAAGACCTTCAGCATATCTGCTAGATAAAGGAATCATAGTTAGTCCGTAACCATTGCATCATGGAATCTTGCCATTGTAAGAACAACTGTAGTCAATGTAGGAACCATATTTTCTGTGAACTGTATGTGATTAACACTTATATTTGTTATTCGTGCCAAATATCTCAATTTTCGTCCTAAATGGACTTCAACCGCTATACCGTTTAACCAACCAACATCTCCAGTTTTTATTCCACGTAAAGGACTTTTATATCCTCCCATTTCACCATTTATGGTCTTAAATAAAAAGTCTAAGTCATACATTGTGCCAAAGTCTTTAATTAATTTACGCTCTGATGCTGAAACTATTTCTGGATAATACTCTAAAGATTTTTCGTCAGTATTTATAGGTGCTTTATTACTTGGTTGTTCAACCGCGTAATTAGCAAGTGCATTCATGTCTTCAATCCTATTTAAGTAAAGAGTGCAAGAAATTGAACTACTAGAAGCAGGAGTAGTTATCATATTTGTTTTATCTTTTCCAGATTCAATAAGTTCTGGAGAGATTCCTGTTATAGAACCATAAGATTGTTGTATAAACTGAGGGTTGTAGTGAAACCTAAAACCGTAAGGTACTTGGATGCCAACTAATGCTTTATCTTTAGGGTCTAGTTCTTTAAGTGCTGCTTGTTGTGCTCTTTTATTTGGGACAATAAACCCTCTGTTAGTATCCCCATCCCCAAAAGTACTTAAAGTTTCAATTAAACTTGCAGCACTTTTTGGTATTGCTCCTCGAGCAACTAACGAATTAGTTGGAGGTGTGTTTGCCCGAAAGTAGGCTGATTTAACCATTGGAGCATTAAACCTAATTGTTTTAGGAGGTTGTTTGTCACCAGGTGTCTCAGTATTTTTAGTTCCGTTTGGTTTTGTTTTAGACTTTTTAGTTTTTGCCAGTGCTTTTTGAACTCTTTCGCGACCATCTTGTGTGTACGATTCATTTGCAGTCTTAAAACCTTTGGCTACTTTTGCATACTCATCTTGTTTCTTTTTAATGTTAGAATCAATTTTAGTAATGTTATTGTCTGCATTGATGTAGTTCTTTTTATAGTCAGCAATTACTTGTGCTGATTGACCACTAAGAACAGCACCGTTGTACAAATTTTGATAGTAGGTGCGTAACCCTGATTGTCTTTGCTTTTCAAAGGTAAGGTTTTCAATTTGGTTTTGAATACCTTTTAGCGTATTTTGTGTATCTTTTTTCTCTTGAGCAGCCTTGGCAGCAGCCTTTGCTTTAGTTTGAGCATCTCGAGCAGCAGTTACACCAGCCGCTAAATCTCTTTCCTGCTTTGACTTGTACCCAGGTTCGTTTGCTGGTCTACTCATTTTCCACCTACTAATCTAAGTAAATTTTCTTTTTCAAGTTGAGTTTTAACAATCTCAACAAGATTCATAGCCTCAGCATACGATGCTTGTTGAACACTTACATTAATTGTTATTGAAGGAGATAGGTTTATTCCAGCAGAAGAAGAAAGTGTTGCAACCGAAGGTGAACCTCCACCTTGAAACTTGTAAGGATTTTTTCCTGTTTTACCAGTCATCCATGCTGAGTTATTTACTGCTGCCTGCTAAAATAGCGTCTGTTGAAGCACCTGACTTTAAAGCATCTACAATTGCTGTATACCCACGGTCCCCAGCATTTTTTCCTGTCAAAGTTCCTATAGTTGCTGCATAACCTTCTTCCCATGACTTATAGCGTTTTACTCCAACACTATTCATGGACTCATTGTTACTCATATCTAAGGTAGTATTTAACGGGTTATAGTGAGCAGAGTTTTTCCAGTGCCCACCTTCATGACGCATCCATGTAGTAAGAGCATTTATTGAAGCATCACTTACTGGAGCACCCATTTTTTGAAGAAGTCCAGTAGCCCATTCTTTTTCACTGCCTGTTCCAAGAATTACTTTTGCGCCACCACTTGTAGCACTACCACTACTAGCACTACCTAAAAGTTCAGCAGGAAGATTACCGAGACCACCATTTAATAGTTCCTGTAAAGATTTAGAACCAACCAGAGCCGATAACTGTTGTCCGTTAGTAGATGTTCCACTATTACCACTTGCACCTAAAACTCCTGCTAAGCCAGAACCACCTGCTTTACTTAATTCATCAGGATTTACTGGGTTATTTTTTCCTTTACGTACTTCATAGTGCAAGTGAGGACCTGTAACTTTTCCAGTGTCTCCGCTTTTTGCAATTAACTGTCCTTGCGTAACAGTGTCTCCAACTTTGACCAGTACTTCCGATAAATGTCCGTACAAAGTTTGATAACCGTTTCCGTGGTCAATTTCTACAGTTTTACCGTAATCTGAACCAGGGTTTGTATTAATAACCATTCCACCTAATGATGCGTGAACAGGTGTTCCAATAGCACACGGATAATCTTGAC